TATTGGTTCAATTATTTCCTCTGGTTCTTGTACAACATTTGCAACAACCTCACCCTCTGGAAAGTTAATGATTTTTCTAAAATGGTTTATTTCCTCATCGTTTGGCCTGTATGCGTTTGATTTAACCGCCTCGATCCAGCGATCAACAAACCCCATTGCATCATCCTCGGTAATTGGTCGCAATTTAAACTTAGGAAAATTATCAACAAAACCATAATTGTATATAACAAGCGGTTTAATTATTTCTCTATTAACTACTGCCTCTAACGTTTCACGTTTTCTTGCAATATGCCTGAAAAATATATCCATCTGCTCTTTGCCTAACGATTGTGATCCGCCGGTTGTTTCGCCGCCTTGGAAACCAATTAAGTCAGGACAAAATAAAGATCTACCTATAAACATATTGAAAATATTAATCGCTTTAACGTATGCATCACCATTTGATTTGGCCTCTAGAAATTCTAATTCCATTTCCTCGGGAATTAATAGGGCAGTCTTTTGCTGAAACTTTTTAAGCGTATTAAACAACTTAAGACGTTCCTCTTTTTGAATTGATTGAGGATAGCGGCCAACTGGAATTGGCTTTGCATTTGACTCTAAAAATATAGAATAGAATCTAACTATTTGACGCTTGGAAAACCATGCTGCATATGCTGGCCGTAAATCAGATCGACCATAATGATTTTGAAATTGCATTCTGTTCGGGTAGTGTATAACCTGTTTGGGTTCAATATTTATTGTGCCACTAACGCCCGTTTGTTCAAAGTTAACAAGATTACCCTTTTCATCTGAATGAATTAACCATGTGTCGGGGTGTCTTGTTTTTAATTCTTTTAATGTTAAAGATCCATCAGGTCTTTTTTGAAAGATCTTTTCAGTAATACTAAAACCATATTCAAATGATGATAATACTTCCTCTAGTTGATCACTAAATGGCCTATTTAAATCTTCTTTTAACGCAATGTTTAAATCATCCGCAATTTCGTCCGTGCCCTCATCCTCTGAAATAACATCAAAACCAGCGGCAAGAATAAGATCTTTAACAATCTGTAAGCAAACACTTACTTGGTCATCCTCATTTGCCATTTGATCATATATAGAATAATTACCAGTTTTTTGCCATAAATCATCTGGATTGTATGGCTTCAACATGCTCTCTGTATGCATGGCAGATTCTTGAACTGTTTTCTCTGCCGTGCCTATATATATATCCTTAATTAAATTTTCTGAATCTTTTGCGTATGATTCATATGTTGGAATTGGTGGGGGTGTATCCATTGTTGCGCTCTTATCCATGAGTGACCTTGATTAAATTTTAAATATATAAACAATCGTCTATATTATCATATATTGCAATTGAATTACAATCAACACTTAATTTCTTTAGTGCTTGACTTTCGGCATCAACACTATCATCGTTTTTTCCAAAAGGAAAAGCAATAATTTCCTCGATATGATCATCTATCCACGGGCAAAGTTCAGAGCTTGGATAATAAACATTTCCAGATTCATAAACAGGCGCAACGGCATTTACTCTGGCCTCTTTTGATATGTCTGGTTCGACTGCAATTATCCCCGGTATTTTTACCTTTAAAGTATCTATAACCGCTTGCCCGTTCGCCTTTGCCTCAACTAGTTTTGTTATAGCTGATGGATATTTCTTAGTTAGATTTAAAAAAGCTTTTATTGTACCGGGAAAATCTAAACGCTCTTTGATTCTATCGATTAAATAGAAATTACCCTTATATACACCCCATATCTGGCCAACAACAAAATCAGATGTATCAGATCCCTTGAATGCCATGTCCCATGATTGGATTAACTTCATTTTCGACAACACAGGTCTTTCGCTATAAAAGTTTAACCATGATCGTCTGATTAATGCACCCTCTGCCGGTCTAGGGTTTTGCTGATATAAAGATTCAAAGTTTCTTGTACCCAAAGTTTTTTTAATTCTTTGTAATGCATCCATTGGATAAAACTCTGGCCATAGAGCTTGATCATTTTCGTCTATTGCTGGTAAGTCTATTGTTTCCCAATTTTCATGATCATCGTTTTTTAAGTAACCTATTAAATCGGCCTCGTGCCAGCGCGTTGCCATAACTATAATAGATCCACCCTTCATTAATCTTGTATAAAGAGTTTGCTTGTACCATTCAATGCAATTTCGTCTTATCAATTCCGATTGCGCCTCTTTTTCATCCTTAATTAAATCATCGATAATAATAACGTGGCCACCACGGCCAGTAATAGAACCACCTCGACCGACTGCAACATACGAACCACCTTTATTTGTGTTGAATCTTTTTTTAGATTTTGAATCTTTTGATAATGTTATATTGGGAAATACCGCTTGAAAATTATCTGAATTAACCGTATTCCTAACCTTGGTACCAAAGTCAGATGCAAGCTCTTGACCATACGAACATAGAATTGAGTAGTGATCTGGCCTGTTACCTATATACCACGCTGGGAAATTTTCAGATACTAAATGAGATTTACCATGACGAGGCGGTGCGGTAATTATGACGCGCATATCACTTTCGGTTAATGTTCTACGTAGAACGTCGGCTATTATATCGTGATGTTTTCCACAAACAAAGTTTGGATTGTTGATATGGCAAAATGATATTAAATCTTTTTGTGCGTGTTTAAGTAATTGATATTTTTCATCCATTTATATTATATTTTTTTGCGTATGCTACCGCGTTTCGTCCACTGTCAATTGTAGCAATATATTCAAAGAATTTTTTATGGCCATCTATTTTAACAATTCTTTCCTCTAACCATTTTAATTCAGCGTTTTTATTATCCAAAGATATACTGCGTTTTCCAACGGCAAGTTTTACTCTATTATATTCATTCAAAAGATCGTCATATTTCATTCGCCATTTTTTAGCGTTATTAGATTTCATACCTAATAATTTATTATTCTTATCAGTAATAGATTTTAAATCTTTTAACGCTTTTTCTTTATCTGTTTTTTCTTTGTTTAATTTGGCGGTTAGTATTTTAATGGCGGTTCTTAAATCACCATTTTCCATGCGCTCATCGATGTTTCGTAATGTTAATTTTCCAAGAATATCCTCGACGCTCATTTTTTCAATAACCTTGCAGCAATCTTTTCCAACTGTTCATCACTTACATTTGCGCCGATAGTTTCATCGTTTGATGTAATGTCGATTTGTTTTTTAACTAAGATACCAAGACGATCAAGTATGAAGTTTAATTTGTTTTGATCTTGCTTTTTGTTGGCCTCTTGTAGAATGCCAATAACAATTGAATCAAATATAATAAGATCTGGATCTGCCTTTATTTTCTTTAATTCTTTTTCTGACAAATGAATATACTTGTTTATGATCTTTTCAAGTTCTAATCGATTCATCTCTTTTACTACTGCCGGTATTAGTTTTGTACCTTTTTTACGGCCACCCGTTGCCTTACGGCCTTTTTCAAAATTCTTACCACCGGTCTTTTTTCCTATTGCCATGCGTAAATCCTTTTTGTGCATCGCTCTTTAATCGCATCAATCCATTATAGCAATTTATTCACTTTTAATCAAACGGCCCCTGTATGGAATCGTTATCGCGTCTTTATAATTTAATTTCTTTTCCCATACTCGTCTATAAACAGTGCCAATAGGTATTTGAAACATTCGACACCACTCTTTAACGCTTTTAGTTTCACCATCAATTGTAATATATTTTGTTCTTGGTTTAGTATCTCTCAATATTTCTTTTCGTCTACAACCGCATGATGTTGTCATTCCACTTTTGAGATTGTTTGCTTTTATTATTTTCATTTTACCGCAATCACACTTACACCACCAATGAGCACCACGACCGGTAGCATTGCCGTAATATTCGATTACCTTTAATCGTGTGAATCTTTTGCCAGTAAGGTCGATTATGTTAGCTCTCATTAATAATTTACCACCGATAAAACATCATCCATATTATTTAATTCTTTTATATTAATTAAAACTAAACTACCAACAACATCATAACCAGCTTTTTGTAAAACCCCATTGCTTGCTTTTAACGTGCCACCGGTTGCCAGCACATCATCAACAATTAACACCTTATTAAAATCATTGTTAATCTGGCATTCAACGGCATCTTTTCCATATTCCAACTCGTAATATTCGATAGATTTGGGT